CAAATGATAAAGGTGAGGTATTCTTTGCTCATACCAATAAATATAATTGGTCCATGGGCCTTGCAGTTAAAGATCCTCGTTATGTTGTGCGTTTGGCCAATGTTGATTTAAAAGATCCTGCTACTACTACAATCTTCGACAAATTGATCGAGGGTTATTATCAGATTGAAAATCCTGATAATGTTAATTTGCAGATCTTCTGCAATAAGCAGTTTGAGGCTTTTATGGCTAAGGCTGCACGTAATGACAAAAATACTATGCTGTCTATTGATACAGTTGAAGGAAAACCTGTTGTTAATTTCTGGGGCGTTCCGTTCCAGCGTTGCGCAGCTATTCTGAATACTGAATCTCAGCTTGTTTAAAAAGGAGGAATATAAAATGGCACGTATTGATGCTCAATTATTGCTGTCTGAGAATCAGGCCGTTACCGGCGCAAGCGCAAACAGCAATGTTATTGATTTAGGAAGTAAAGGCGGGTTTATGCATCCGCTGTACTTTGACGTAAAACTGACCACACCAATGACTTCCGGCAAGATTACTAAGGTTAAAGTACAATCTGCTGCAACTGAGGGGTTTGATAGTCCTGCTGATGAGGTTGAGGTAAGTGTACCTGATTCTCTGATTCAAACAAGGGCTTGTACTGTGGCACAATTCTTTTCTCCAATCAAATATGGTAATCGTTATATTAGATTGGTTTACACAGCTAGTGAGGCTGTGGGTGGCAAGGTCTTTGCTTATATGACTGACGGCATTCAGGTAACTTTATAATGGCTACTTACAAAGTAAAGCGTAATTGTTTTACTTTGGGTCGTATGTATAGACGTGATGATATTGTAACGCTTGCAGATAATATTAAGGTTCCTGAACATTTTGTGAAACTTAATAGACCAGCAGCAGTATCTTCCGGTAATGACGATCCGCGTTATCTCCAATATGAAGCAATGAACTTTAATGATTTAAAAGAATTGGCCAAAGAACAGGGAATAAAAACAAGTCAGAAATCCAGGGAAGCTATTATTAATGAATTAGTGGCACTGGCGCAAGATTAAATCAGCCGGGGGCATATGTCCCCGGCTTTCTTTATAACAGAGGTGAAATTATGGATAAGGTTGAGATTTGTAATATTGCACTTAATCATATAGGCGTAGCTACAATAGAACGGCTTGACGAAGCCAGCGAACCGGCACGAGTATGCCGTCGCTGCTATGACTATGTTAGACAGGCCGTGTTAAGGAAATTCCCCTGGACATTTGCTACAAGAAGTGTACAGTTAGCTGCTCTTCAAGATGTGCCTCCTAACTGGAAGTATGCATATCGTTATCCTGCTGATGCAGTATGTCTGAGAATGATGTATAACGAGCATTTTTGTGGTCTGCCGAGGGATAACCAATATAAAATCGTTTCGGATAAACAGGGAAAAGCTATTTATACTAATATCGGCAATGCCTGGATTGAATACACTGTAGATGTTACCGACGCAGATTTATATGATGCTCAATTTGTAGAAGCATTTGGATGGAAGCTCGCTGCAGAAATTGCTTATGCGTTGACTGGCAAATTGGATTTAACGCAGATGTGTATCCAGGCTTATAACGCTTATTTTGCAGAAGCCAGTTCTACTGACGCTGATGAAGAACATTTGCTGGATACGCACATTGACAGATTAGCGGCAGCAAGATTTACGGGGGCATAATTATGGCACTCTATCAATTAAAATCAAGTTTTGCCGGCGGTGAATTGTCGCCGTCTATGTATGGACGTACTGATATTGCTAAATATGACAGCGGAGCTGCTGTTTTAAGAAATTTTTTCGTTCTGCGTTATGGTGGCGCTGCTAATAGACCAGGCTTTAAGTTTATAGCGCAGACTTATAATAATAAAAAGGCTGTGCTAATACCATTTATGTACAGCACAGATCAAAATTATATTGTTGAAATTACTGCTGGCAGATGCCAGTTTTATACAGATGGTGGTATTGTTGTTAAAGAAGATGGCACACCATATAGCATAGAAAACTTTTTTGCTGATAAAGATTTAGAAGATGCTGCAAAAATAAAATATACACAGAGTGCTGACGTGCTTTTCATTGTTCATCCGGCACATGCGCCGATGACACTTACAAGATATGGCAATTTAGATTGGCGCTTTGAGGCAATGGATATTACAGGCGGACCGTTTGATGAAACTAGGTATAATAATAATAGCATCATTACTAAAGTATTAGAATGGAGAAAACCAGGTGCATATAATATAACAATACCGTCTTCGGCGTTGTCAATAAATATTGAAATGGCTGGAGGCGGTGGCGGCGGTGGAGGTGGCATAGAAAGAAAAACTGAACATCTTTCAACCAAATTTAGTGGTGGAACAGGTGGAAGAGGTGCTTTTATAACAAAAGAAATATTAGAAATACCTTCTGAACCAATTTCTTTAATAGTTGGTGCAGGAGGTATAGGTGGACAAGGAAAACAAACTGGAATTGCTGGTAGTGCTGATAATGGTAATAGTGGTGGGACTTCCAGTGCTTTAGGAATCAATGCATTGGGTGGCGGTGGCGGAAAAGGTGCAACTGCTGCTGATGATGGTGGTAATGGCACAAGTTATGGATCCGGTGCTCTTGGTGGCAATGGTGGCTATGGTAATGTTAGTGGTATGAGTGGTAATGATGGTTGGATTAGGCTTTCATACACTTTATCTATTGGCAATAATGCAACAGTAAAAGCTTCGGAGGTGTATGGTGACATAACCCTGACTGCTTCTTCGGCTATTTTTTCCAAGGGTGATGAAGGGAGTCTTTTTTCTCTAACTCACTTTTTAGAAACAGATTACAAAAAAGGGACACCAATTAGTACAGGTGGAGATCTGCAGGTTAGCGTATTGCCGAAATCCAATGTCTATGTAGAAAGTTTTGGTTTTTGGGATGGTAATTTTAGTTTGGAAAAATATGATCCTGTTTCTTTGCAATGGGTAAATGTAAGAACACAGAGTGGGAACAGAAGCCAGAATTATAGCTTGACTGAGGAGAACACGTCTGAAAGTATTGCCAGTTATAGAGTTACTTCTACTGAATTTAATACAGGCGTTTGGAGCGGTGAAAATGAGAAGCAGAGAGGCTATATAACCATTCAAAGCATCGGGGGAGATTATACGGGGCATGTATTGATTACTGAATATGTTAGCCCTACAGTAGTGAAAGGGACTGTAAAAAAACAGTTGGCTTCTACAGATGAAACCCGTGATTTTGCTTTTGCTGCTTGGAATGGTGAAAAAGGGTATCCTTCTGCAACAGGCTTTTATGAAGACCGGTTAGTCTTTGCGGGAAGTAAAGGATTTCCGCAGACATTCTGGACAAGTAAAACAGGAGACTATTATAACTTTGGAACAAGCATACCGTCTGCCGATGATGATGGAATTACGGCCACTTTAAACGGTGGACAAATGAATGGCATTAAGGCAATTATAGCTTTTGGTGAAATGCTGCTGTTAACAGCCGGCGGAGAATTTAAAGTAAGCGGCGGAGGTAAAGCCATTACAGGAAGTAATGTTTTAAGTCAACCGCAGGAATATAGGGGTGTGTCAGATGTTAATCCTGTCACTATCGGCAGCAGGATTATTTATGTGCAGCACCAGGGCAATATCATACGTGACCTTGCTTACAGCTATGATGTTGATAAATATACCGGTGATGATTTAAATTTATTAGCTTCGCACTTGTTTGAAGGGCATAAAATAATATCTATGACCTATCAGCAGATACCTAACAGTATTGTTTGGTGTGTGCGTGATGATGGTTTGCTGTTAGGGCTTACATACATCAAGGAACAGGATATCTACGCATGGCACCAGCATACCACGGCAGGCGGGAAGTTTGTTAGTGTATGTAATATTGGAGGAGCAACAGAAGATAAGTTATATGCAGTAATTGAGCGTGGCGGGCAGTATTATGTGGAAATAATGGAAAGCCGTGATAAAAGTACTAATGTAGAGGATCAGTTTTTCGTAGACAGTGGTATAACCTATGAAGGAGAGCCGACCGATGAAATATCAGGTCTTGAGCATTTAGAAGGTTATACTGTGGCTATATTAGCAGATGGAAATGTACTTCCTCAGCAAACTGTAGAAAACGGCAAGGTTCTTCTTGGAAATAAATACAAGAAGGTCCATGTAGGGCTGCCTATAGATGCGGAAATAAAAACACTGCCTATAGATTTTACAGCTCAAGATGGCACATATTTAAGTCGGAAGAAACGAATTGCTACAGTTACATTATTACTTAAAGATAGTCGCGGTGGATTGTTTGGAATGAAGGAGAATGAATTGGATGAATTTAAATGGCGCAGTAATGAAGCCTATGGGGAACCGATTGGTTTACAAACAGGTAAATTTAAAGTAACGATCAAGTCTGCTACTTATGATGAAACTCAGCAGATAATAATTAAACAGCCTGATCCGCTGCCGATGACTGTATTATCTTTGATTCCGGAAATAGAAGGGTAAGGTGTATTATGGCAAAGTATGAATTTGTAAAGCCCACAAGGGCAGATGCTGAGTATATAGCGGCTAATCTTAAACCAGATAATTACAGTGAGCTATATTGTGCTATTGGCCCTAATGCTCTTGATGATATTTTAGATGGATTGAAGCACAGTGATGAAATCGGTTGCCTGCATATCAACGGCGTACCCGCTGCTGTATATGGAGTGAGAAAAGCTTCGATAATGAGCGACGAGGGGCGCGTATGGCTGCTTATGACGAAGGAAACGGAGAACCATAAGGTATTTGTCGGAAGGCAGACTAAAAAGGCTGTAAGAGAGCTTTTAAAGAGATACGACAGGTTATATAACTGGGTCAACGTTGGAAATGATAATATAATGCGTTGGCTTAAATGGCTTGGCGCAGAAATACATGAAACAGCGCCGCATGGAGTTTATAATCTGCCGCATTACTTTTTTGAGTTTAGAAAGGATGATGAATAATGGGCGTAGCGGCAACAATAGGCGCCACTCTTTTGGGTGGCTTTATTTCGGGCAGAGCGCAGCAGCAGCAATATAACGCTGCCGCTCAACAGGCAGAGGTAAATGCTCAGATAGCGAATCAGAACGCAGATAAACTGCAGGCACAGGCCGAAGAACAGTCTAAGTCAAATACTATCAACGAAGAAAACAAACGCCGGCGTATGAACGCTATGTTAAGCCAGCAGAGGGCTAATATAGGTGCTTCCGGTATAACAGCTTCAGGCAGTGCGGCAAACGCTTTAGCTGACAGTGCGTATAATATGGAAACAGAGCTTGCTATTGAACGCTATAATTCAAGGCAAGGCGTTGAGAATATTTTTCAGCAGTCTACTGACCTTGTTAATCAACGTGATATCTATAATCAAAATGCACGCAATTACCGTAAAGCCGGTAAGCGTGCACTTATGAATAATATGCTTATGAGTGGGTTATCCCTTGCAGGTAGTTTATACAGTCCTAAGAGCGCAGGAAAGCAAGGTGCTTCCTCCAGTTCTTCAACTCCTAGTGTAACAACAGGTGCTACATATCAATTCAACAGTAGTGGAACTGGCTATAGACAAGGCAATTACAGTTATTTCCCGATGAAGCCGAAAACTTACTTCTAAAGTGAGTTGATGAAGAGAGCATAGTTAAGTAATACGGACTGTACTTGCATTAGTACGAAATGTATTATATAATAAACGAAAAGAGATAGTCAGTGGTCGCACGCTGGCTCTCCCTCATAATCGTAAAACGTGAAAGGAAGCCGCGCGCCACTGGTGTTAGCGGCTTATTTCATGGCTATTTACAGCCTAAAATGACAATAGCTATTAATGTACTAAAAGCAATCATCAAAGACAATGCTTCATAAGTTGACAATAGCTATCACCCCCCGTAAGGGAAGCCAACACACTGACTATCTCGGACAACATTATAACACACCTTTAAGCGCTTAACAATTTGTTAAAGCGCTTTTTCTATACCCAAAAGGAGGCTAGAATATGGCAATCGACATTTTTCAAGTAGGTGCGCAGTTAGGAGCACCGGCAAGTAAAGTATCTAATGTCCGCTATGATAACAGTGGGCAGCAGGCTGTTGCAAGAGAATCATCTCAGACCGGTAGAATTATTCAGGCCGGTGTTGAACAGGTAAGAGAGCAGATCATAAGAACCGACGTTCTGCAGGCTAATAATGAGTATGTAAAACGTACTAACGATCTAAGAATGCAGTTGATGCAGAAAAAAGAAAAAGGTGCTCTTGACATTGTCGGTGAGTATGAAGCTGGTGAAAGAAAGATACGCAGCGAGCTTATGGCTCAAAGTCCTCAAAGCGTAAAGTACGGCAAAGGTGCTATGTTATTTGATTACAGCACCCAGCAAACTGATAATGCTAATCGCAGGGTTTTGGGGCAATACAGAGCGCAGCAGTTTGAAGCCTGGCAGAATACTACTTTTGCTAATTCTATAAATAGTTCTGTTCAAAAGGCTGTTTTATCTCCTAATGACCCTGCAGTTATAGCCGATGTACAAAAAGAAATTGATTACGCCATAAATTCCAGATATGGAACATATGGAAGAGAAAGGCTTGATTTAGAGTATAGAAAATGGACTGGAGTATTAGGTCAGGCGTTGATAGACAGAAGTTATGCTAATGGCGATATAAATACGGCCGAAGCTTATGTTGAAAAATATGGTCCTTATATGGATCCGGGCGTAACGAGTGCCTACGCTAAAAATGTTTATGCTCGTAAACAAGAAGAACGGCAGTTTAACATGGGACAGAACCTTTATGCTACTTTTGGTGAGGATGAAGGCGCTGCACGTGATTATATCTTTGGCGATAATTTTTCTAATGAAATAGATACAAATGCAATTTTAAAAGCAGCCAATGGTGATATAGGTAAGAATTTTGGTGAAAATCAGTGTACTGTAGGCGTTAATCGCTGGTTGAAAGCAGGCGGGGCTAAAGAAGGAAATACGTGGGCACCAACCAATATGGAAGATGCAAAGAAAAATGGAGTGTTTTTTACCCAACGGAATCAGCTTCGAAATGGTGACATTGTTTATTGGGACTGGGAAGGTAATGATGACAGTGATCATGTTGGTATTTATGAAAAATCTACAGGGAAAGTTATTCAAGCTGGTTCGCACGGAACAGCGAAACTTGATTTAGATCATTATAAAGTTTTAGGGTTTGCTCATCCTATAAGTGCTGCTCCTACATTAGAAGATAAGCAGAAGGCCTGGAACAATTATGTGCAACAGGTAAATATTAATAAATCCATTAAAGCTAATCAGCAAAATATGATCATAAAAAATATAGAACAAAGATTATGGGACAATTTTAAAACAGGTATTATTGATTCGCAGGATATGAGAAATATGGTTTTTAGTGCTTCTGGTGGAGATGCGGATGTAGAACGGACGCTATTAAAATTCGGTGATGATTTAATAGGCATTCAGACAAAAGCTGCCGCTGCGGTATCTAATAGTGGCATTTATAAATCAATCAAGGATGCAATTACGAATAGCACTGTAACACCAGCCGAAGCAGTATCGTTAATCAACCAAAATGCAACAGTCTTGGGTGAAGCAGATAGAAGCAGGTTATTGGCTTTTGCTAGAAATCAAGATCCAAGAAATAAGGATGTTGATAAACAGTTAACTACTATGATCAATGAAGCACTTTCTGATCCAGTGGAAAGAGGAGAAGCTCAAATTTACTTGGATAATGCAATAGAAGATAAAACTGATCCTCAGAAAAGATACGACGATGGATATGGTGTATTGTATGGGACAAAGGATAAACCGGGAATTTTGCAGAATAAAGCTATTTTTAAAAATTATAATAGCAAACAGCGTGAATGGGGTTCGTTAAAGAGCAGTCTATCTCCTAAGCTTTATCCTTATATAGATGCTTATCAGATACAGAACGGCAATAATATTGATTTGGGACAGGCAAAAACAATCTTTGAATCCATAAACCCGAATGATAAATATCAGATTTCAGCGCTTCAATATGCTACGGTTTATAATAGTCCGATGGATATTCAAGAACTCAATAAGCAAATTGCGGCTATGGCAGTTCGTGATGGTGTAGATGCTGCACCGCATTTGCTGGATATTCCGCAGCAGAGTAATACGGCAGTACAGCAAAATGAAAGTGCTCCGTGGTTCAGTGATTGGGGAGCCAGTGAGCGCACTGGTTTGGCGGCAATGAATTTCAGTGATGCTATTGAATCTATCAAACAACGTCACTTAGCGGCATTAAGAGGAGAAATTAACGAGGAGTGGTAATATGGCAAGGTCTGTATTGTACGATGTAGCAGCGGCAGGAAAGTTTATACCAGACGATTTAAAGACTAAAGCATTACAAGGAGCTAATGCAAATAATATATCGCTTCAAATGGCAGCTCGTAATCCTGATTATTATTTACCTAAAAACTTTGATTATGACTGGAATAAATATGAGAAGATCGCACCAAGAACAGCAGAGGCGTTAAAAGACCCTGTGCTTATGAGCATTGCCGGTACTAAAGCTGCAGAATTTTGGGGCGAGCAAGAAAATAACTGGAAAAGTATTACAGCGCTGAAAAATGGTTTTAAGAATGTTGCTCGCAGCGGTTATGGTGCAGTTGCACTGCTTGCTGATTTGGGTGCAGATAAAAAAGATGTTGACTTGACAACGGAATCCAAGGTTTTTAGCGCAGATACAATAGGACGGCTTTTGTATGCTGTCGGTGGAGATAAGCTAAAAACTATTGGTACTGAAGCTAAACGCATTGGTGGCAGTGAAATATTTAAGCCGGAAGAAGTAAAGGCTGAAACTGCGGCAGGCCAGTTTTATTATGACTTACTGCAGAATGCACCACAATTAGCGGCACAGGTCGGCGTTGCAATCAGTACAGGCGGCTGGAGTGCTGCTGCTTTTATGGGCAGTCAGATTGCAGGCGGCCAATATTTAGATCTTACTGAAGCTGGGGTATCTAATGACAGAGCCAGAGCTGCGGCGTCTTTAAAC